AGTCCACCAAATCGTCGTAGTCACCAAACGGAAAAGCTGCACATTCCTCGACCAATTCCTCCGCCCACCGTGTCTCCGGCACGTACACCATACCCGCTTCCAATAGGGGTGCCACCGCATTTACCCTCGCGATCTTATCTTGTCCTTTACCGGGGGAATAGTTCACTACGGGGATGCCCGCTTGGCGTAGTTCATCCGTTAGTGGGAGTCCCGATGCTTTGGCTTCCACGATAATCGTGTCAGGATCCCAATAAGTAAATTGTTCGTATGCGACCCGTTTTAGTTCCGGGAAGTCCCACCGTCCTTTTTTGACGTCCAACAAGAGTAAGGCGGGTCTTGAAGAGTTCTCGTCCGGGTAAAATACGCACCACGTCGTAATCGCTGAGAAGTCAGCAGTTTCTTTTTTTGTATACGCCGTGTCATACGACTGTATAACGTACTGCATTTGGGGCACGGCGTCGTGCGTCCATTTTTTCCACCATTCCCGTTTTAGTATAGCACCTTCTTCTGAAGTGGGATTCTGCATCCACTGTGCTTCCCATTTGCTGACTGGCAGCGACGCTTTTACCCCTTCCAACTCCGGCAGCGTCCAATATTCGGGCCACAATGCGTTCCCTGTTTCAGGGAAAATAGCGGGGAATTCCACCACTTCCCACTGATCGGCGTGGTCCTCTCCTTGCTTCGCTAAGAGCTTCCCGGTTAGATCTTTTGTTGACCATCTGGTCATCACGATCACGATGGAGCCTCCGGGCTGCAGCCTTTGTCGCGGACCCGATGAGTAATAGTCCCATGCGTTTTCCAGGGCCTTGGGCGAGAGGGCGTCTTGCTCCGAGTGGATGTCGTCCAATACGAGTAGATCCGCTCCCCGACCGGTGACCGCTCCGCCAATACCTGAATAGAAAGCCTCGCCTCCGCCATTGGTTTCCCAACGCCCTGCGGATTTACTATCCGCCTTTAGCTGGACTCCAGGGAACACCTCTTGGTATTCCGGTGAATCGATGACATCCCTTACCTTTCTACCGAAACGGAAAGCCAGTTCCGCCGTGTGCGTTATCTGCATGACTTTTAACTTCGGATTCCGCCCCAGTATCCACGATGGGAAATAAGTCGAGGCGAATTCGCTTTTGGTATGCCGCGGCGGCATGTTGACAATTAATCGTTTGAGTTCGCCTTTGGCGACTCTCTCCAGCTTCTCGGCGAATATCTTATGGTGCGTGCCTTCAATGAAATCAGGCCAGATGTGTTTTACGTATCGGATGAAACTGTCTTGGCCTTCGCGTTGCAGTTCCTTTGATTTTAGTGCCTCGGTCAGTTCCAGCAGTTCCTTAGTGGCATCAGGGTATTTGTCGGCTAGGCGTTCTAGGTCAATGCTCATCTTGTGTTTCTACTATGTTTTTGCACCACCACCAAAAGTCTTCTTCCATTAAGGTGTGTTTCATTATATTAACGCGGTGGCAAACTAACTGCATGTTATTGGGTATATAACCCCTATGGGGATTTATCCTATCAATAGAAATATTAAATTCCTTTTTACCGGTTCCGTCTTTGGCATAGGTCATTAGTACGTTGGATAAAGCACAACGGCCGTTTTGCTCTTGGTACAAGGACAAAAGATCTTCCGGCTCAATATGCCACTCCATTTCAGGATTTTTCTTCCCACGGGAGTATTTTAACTGAGAATGGAGATGACGGATAAAATATTCTGGGGATTTGCTTCGGTGCTTGTTGCGTTCGGCATTGCTACAATTTTTACAAATATTACGAAAATATTTTTTATCAACTTTTTCAAACTGAGTGTCTGCTAATTTCTTCCCGCAGGCCTCACATTTTTTCATAACTTCAAAGTAAACACAGTGGCAAAAGCCGTGTCCTTTGTTTTAGCAGAGAAAGGCGGTTGACTGTCGTAGTTAACCGAATAGGTAAACTTAACTTCTTTTTTCTCGTCGCTTAAGAAAGTAAAAGAAGTAATAGAGGATACTTTATAGTCACTAAAAGAAGCCGGTTGAAAATATGTAGTGTTCTTTATCTTCTTTTCTCCAACAGAAAGGTAAAAGTTGCCTCTTACTTTTGTCTCTCGTAAAGAAAAGAGATCCTCTTCGTTTTCTGCTAACAGACCTATTCCTCCTAAAACCTTCGCAAAGCGCGTGTAATACCCTGCACCAACAATGTCTCTTTGCTTATAGCGACGAAAGGGATTTTTACTGTGTTGAAAAAACAATTCTTTTTTTCCAAAATAAAAACGGCTGTGTATAAAAGTAGATTCGTCAATAAGTTCTTGGTCCTTCTTCCTTTGAGATTTTTTCAAAATTAAAAAATGTTTTTCCTTTATGGGTAGTCGAGCGCTTATTGAATAAAAACTCCTTTCAGCGTTTCCTTTGGAGCCTTCAAAACTAAACGAAACGGAGGTGCCTGCGTCTTTAGAATCATCAATTGCGACGATATCTGCGACGATATTCGGAGAGACTAAGGACCATAGAATTATTGCTATATATAATTTTTTCACGGACAAGGGACTCCTATCCCTTTTTTATTGTGCAAGGGGGTCCGCTTTTTGTCAAAGTTTCTGGATATTCTGTCCATGTCTCTTTTTTGCTCTTTAGGACAAAAGCAGTGACTAGCGTCACTGGGGGGGTTCCCCCTTCTCCTTCTTCTCTTCTCCATTGTCTCTAAGAAGAAAAAGAAGGAATGCTTCGCATACTTTAAAAGAATTAACACCCCTTCGCGTTGCTACGGGGTGGGAAAAAATCGAAAAAATCGGGCGATCTTGAATTAACAAGATCGCCCGATGGGTTACGCAGTCTCTAGGTCCAACTGCTCTTGTGGTTCCTGCAAGTCGTCCATGAACTCAACACCTTTCTGGGCCAGTGTTGATGCCTTATGCAATAGCTTGAAGCCGTCATCATCAGACAATTGTTTAATCCAACTGTTGAGATATTTGGCGTGATCTTCCCTAGGTGTTTTCTCTATCTCTAAAGAAGCACATAAGAAAGTGGCGCCCAACTCCGCGACTAATTCCTCGAAGGCATAGTCTAACTTCTGGCGGTCGCATCTGTCCTTGTGGCCAGTCCAATGCACATGCTCATGGCCCAAGGTCGCGTAATAGCTTTCTTGGTCCGTGAACTGGTCACGGTTAGGCATGTGGATATAATCCATTGACGGCACATAGTAGGCCATGCCCTCCGTGGAATGCTTAACCTCGGACAGAGTATTCTTGAAGTAAGTCTCCGCATGGTCTATTACTTCAATCTTGTTTTTAACTACGGGATCGGGGACCGCGTAACCGTCCACTTGTTCCGCATTAAAAACTTGGTAAACGCGGAGCATAGGAAAGGTATCTTTCTCGCCCGTGTCTTTGTTTTCCTTCTCTTGTATTTGCCAGTAGACAATAGCTTGTGCTTTCTCGCCCGTCCTTACCTGGGCGCCTATAGTTTGCCAAGCTTTATAAGTACCCCACTGCATCGCGGTATACTTACGCTCTAAAGAAGCACACCAAAGAATTAAAGTATTAATTCCTCGGTAAGCTTTACCCGTGCCAATACTAAAGGGCAAAGAACCAGAACCCGTAAAAGGTTTGGTCCAGTCAGAACCAGCCGTTTGCATAAGGTCGATAACTTGCGTTAGGACCTTCTTATACATTTCGTCTTTTTTCATTTACTCGCCCCCTCTTATCAATGAATTAAAAAGAACTATTAAAGTGGCTCCAACTCCAAAGCCAATGAGTAGTAGAAGATAAGTATCACCGTAATTAACTCCACTGTAACCCTGTTCCATATCCCAATAACATATCGGTGTTGTTGTGGCTACCTTTCTTGCTGTATAGATACCGTAAGAAATTCCTGCGATCGTCGAAGACGATGCCACCATTATTATTATTTTATTTATCATAATTCCTCCTTTTTTAGATTATGAACATATAAGTATATATGATTATGGGATAGTTGTATACATTTATGGGTCATTTAGTATAATTATTTTAGGAGGTAAATTATGGATAAAAATATAATGGCCGTAGAGGGTAACAATGGGGTCCGCATTTATTATGATGACGGGACCATTGAAGAATTACCAAAAGAGGAGAAATAAAAATAATAGACGAAATAGCAACAAGCGCTCACTGCGTTCGCACATTCAATAAGGTGTTTTGTGGGGACATTCAGCGACAAGCCGGGGAAGATCTAAATTAGTTAAAAGATCTCCTGGCTTTTGTATAGGATCTATAGTAGAATTTCTTATAGCTTACATTAATAACTAAAAGGAGGGTAAACAATGAGCGACACAACAGGACGATTAACCAAAATGGTTAAAGGAATAGCCGAGACTATCTACGAAGGTGGGACAGACGATGACGGGAACGAAATCAACGGCTTTAACTACTTGGAAGATGTATTGGATATTAACTACATCACACAGAGCGATAAGACCTACAAAGGTTCCCGGATCCTGGTGGCTTTCGGTGGTCCTAACATCTGGATAGACACCCTTGACCAACAGGTTGAAGGTTATTGGGGTACGGATAAGGTTTTCCAATGGTACCCAGAGGACAACATAGGACTAGATGACGCATGCGAGGAGTCATTTAACTGTGCCTAAACACCCGGCCCGTGGTTCTCCCTCCTTAATCAAAGGACCACGGGCCAACCCCCCCTTTTTTTCTTTCCACGAAATAGCTACAAGCTGGAAGCTACAAGCTAAAGACGAAATAGCGACAAGCATTCGCTACGCTCATACATTGATGTATAAAATTTTTTGAACAACAAGCGACAAGCAAACTACTTCCCAACCAGCTTTTCATAGGTCATTCGTCTAATAAGAAAGGCTAAGTGTTCTTGGACAAAAGACCAATTAACAGGGTCGGAAAGGGAAAGGGGAGAAAGGGAAAGGCCTTTTGTCGCTAGAGCGACAACTTGGTCAGAGGAATAAATATAAATCTGGGATTTTCTTGGACTACTCTCCAAGACCCTCTTGACCAAGATAAAGGCGGGGGAATTTTTCCGTTCCTCATGGTAAGAGATTTGATGTGGCGAGAAAGAAACTTGATTACTTTTCGTTACCTTCAATTCAACAGTAAAGTAAATACCCTCTTTGGTCGTACCTAATACATCTGGAATGCCATGATTTACCCACGATTCCAAACGGATAAAGGAAAAGGCTTTGAGATTCTTCTTAACTTGTTGCCAAAATAAACTTTCTGGTTTCGCCACAGTAAAAGAATTATACAGCAATATGTAAAAAGGGTTTGTATTTATGGGAGATTTATTATAGAATTATGGGGATAAATTTTTATTTGGGAGAATAAAATGATAATAGTTAGGATAGGAATACAAGATGGCGAAAGAGAATATAATGAATGGAATTACTATACTACTTTTACTGAGAATGATTATCTTAAGGGCAAAATAACCGATAGAGAAATACTATCTGAATTTTATGGTATTGAGTTTGGGGATAATGATTATTTAGATAAAGATAAAGAAAAGTATTGGCTTGATACAAGTGCTGTTTGGGTTGATTCTGTTTTGAATATATCCGAAGAAGAACTTAATACTTTAAAGCGTTTTTTAAGATAAAAGGAGAAAAAATGAAAACTTATGAAGTTAAATTAAAAATGAAACTGCCGAACTATCCCAAGTGGATAATTGCCCACATAGAGGAAGGTCTAGAACAAGGCGAAGCAGTAGTTGAGTACGATATTACTAAAATAAGAGGGGGAGAAGCTGATGGAAAAAGAACTTAAAATGTACGCTTCTAAATGGTTAGCTGAAAAAATGAATCCTTTAGGGATTGAAAAAACAGAAGACTGTTTAGATATTGATGAGTCTGTAACTCTATATTATTGTCCTAAAGAAGAAAAGATGGCAAAAGAAATACTTGATTTGTTTGGTTATGAGATTGGTATATCCGAAGCTGGAGAAGATTGGTCTGTCTTTGTAATAAGACCGAATGATATAAATGGTCGAACTTACGAGTCTTGGTCACCAGAGGAATTAGGTAGGAGTTAAGCCAATGAGTGTATGGGAAAAAGCCAGTTTAGAATGTTTTTCGTGTGGATATGTAATACATGGAGAAGAACCTGCAA